TTGGAATACTTGTGTAAAATATATACAGTTAAAGATTCTGTTGCTATGTTTGAAGGAATACAAGTAATGGAATACGAAGCATTGAAACTAATGCAGAAGGATAAAAAATAATGGCAAATAAAGAAACAAAATTAAAATTTAAAGTTGGTATTGAGGGTGTAGATAAACTGCGTGGATTGACATCTAGTCTTAAAAAATTAAATGATAATTCTCTACTCTCTACAAGTTCTAGTAAAAAATTATTAGTTAGTTTACAAAAACAAAAAAAAGCAGCCACACAAACTATAAGTGGTACAAGATCATTATCTAATTCATATAGACAACTAGCAAATTCTGTAAAAATAGGAAGCAAAGAGTTTAAAGTTGCAACAGCAAGAGCAGAACAGTTAGAAAAAAAACTAAGAAAGTTAAATACTACATCTAAAAAAGGTCGTAGCTTGAAAGGGATGGCACAGACAGCAGGTGCAATAGCAGGTGCTGGTGTTTTTGGTGGAGCAGAAGGTGCAATTGGTGCAGGTATTGGTGGAATAATAGGAGGTGCACCTGGTGCATTAGTTGGTGGTGCTATTGGAGCACAAGTAGGCCAATTTACTGGAGCATTAGCAGATGTTGCACAATATGATGCAGCGTTAGAAAAGCAAAGAAAAGCATTACGACTTGTTATAGGTGATACTGATCAGTACAACAAAGCACAGGCATTTTTAGCAAAAACCTCAAAAGATTTAGCAATACCACAAGATGTAATTGTTAGACAATTTACATCACTTACAGCATCTGTAAAAGGTGCTGGATTATCTGTAGATGATGCAAAAAAATCATTCTTGGCAATTGCTTCTGGTATAAGAGGTACTGGTGGATCGCTAGAAGATATGAAATCTGCTATGCGAGCAACATCACAGGTCTTCTCAAAAGGTAAGGTATCGGCAGAAGAACTTAGACAACAACTCGGTGAACGCTTGCCTGGGGCTTTTACATTGTTTGCAGAATCGATGGGTAAAACACCTGCTGAATTAGATAAAGCATTAGAGCAAGGAAAAGTAACACTAGAAGATTTCTTAGGATTTAGTCAAAAGCTTTTTGACGAGTATGGTGAGAATGCAAAAATTCTTGCACAAGCACCAGAATCAGCAGGTGATAGATTACAAACAGAAATTAGTAATTTAAAAGATAATTTAGGTGATTTATTAAGACCTATCGGTGCAGAGTTTCAAGCAGTGTTTGGAGAAATTATAGGAATAATTAACGGTGCTATAACGGCATTTAAAAAATTTATGGGTATAGGTTTAGAAAATGCTATAGCAAAAGCAGAATCTGCTGTAGCAAAGGCACAGAAAAATTTTGAAAGAGTTAGTGGTTTAGATGATAGTCCTCGTAATAGAAATTTAAAAGCACAGGCACTTAATCAATTGTCAATTGCACAAGGAAAACTTAATGATTTAAAGACAGAAGAAAATAGATTGACCGAAGAGGGTATTAAAGCAGAAGATGAAAAAACTAAAAAAGGGATTAGTGCATATGGAAGCCTTAAAGCTGGAATGCAATCATACATTGCAAGTATTAGTGATATGAATAAACAAATACAAGATGCAACAGTTGCAGCATTTAAAGGAATGGAAGATGCACTTGTGAATTTTGTTATGACAGGTAAATTAAATTTTGCTGATCTCACTAGATCTATACTTGCTGATATAGCAAGAATAGCAATAAGACAAGCAATTATTTTACCAATTGTTGGTAGTATATTTCCAGGAACGTCACCAGCACCAACCGCAAATGCAAAAGGTAATGTCTACGATAGAGGTTTGAAAAAGTTTGCAAAAGGGGGAATAGTTACGCAGCCTACATTATTTAAATATGGATCTGGAGGATATGGTAATTTTGGATTAATGGGCGAGGCAGGTGCAGAAGCAATATTACCTCTTAAACGTGGGCGTTCTGGCAACTTAGGAGTTGAGGCTTCTGGTGGGGCTACTAATATAGTAGTAAATGTTGATGCTTCTGGATCATCTGTAGAAGGTGATGAGGCTGAAGGTAAAGCACTTGGTATGGCATTATCAGCAGCTATAGAAACAGAACTCATTAAACAAAAACGACCTGGAGGTATACTTGCATAATGGCTACTTTTCCAAGCATCGAGGCATCTTTTGGTTTTACAAAAAAGTCACAACCTAATACAAGAATTGTAAGGTACGCAGATGGTTATGAGCATAGAATATTATTTGGTCTTGCTAGTCATCAAAATCCAGAAACATATGATCTTACATGGCAAAACATAACAGAGACAGAATCAGATGTTATAGAAGCATTTTTGCGTACTGAGGCTAACAACAGTACAAGTTTTACTTATAGTCCACCATCAGAAGGTTTTACAAAAACAGGTACATATTCACAGACAACAACAACAGTAACTATCACTATCACAGATCATGGTGTTGCAGTTAACGATGTACTAACTATTGATTACACATCAGGTTCTGCTGTTGATGGTACATTTGTTGTTAAGTCAGTTACTGATAGAAATATATTTACAGTAAATGCTGCTGCCAGTGCATCTAATAGTGGTAATGTTTCTATAACATTACCTGCTGCGAGAAAATATGTATGTGATCAATGGAGTAAACAAGTTAACTTTGCTAATAGAGCAACAATAAATGCAACATTTAGAGAGGTGTTTGAACCATGACTAGTTCTGCTATTGTTAGTGATTTACAAAATATAAATCCATCATCAATAATAGAACTTTTTACATTGACATTAGATAGTACTTTGCATGGTGCATCTACTGTATATAGGTTTCATGCTGGATCTACGTTAAATAATAATGGTGAAATAGTTTGGGCTGGAAATACTTATCAAAGGTTTCCTATACAAGCAGAAGGTTTTGCTTTTCAAAAAGGTCAACTACCAAGACCAACACTTACAGTTAGTAATGCTCTTGGTACTATTACAGCAATATTACTTAATGTAAACAATACAACGTCTGGTAATGATCTTACAGGTGCAACAGTAACAAGAATAAGAACACTTGCAAAATTTATTGATGCTGTAAATTTTCCAGAAAATGTAAATCCATATGGCACACCAGATCCTACAGCAGAGTTTCCCCAGGAAATATATAAAATTGATAGAAAAGCATCAGAAAATAGAGAATTTGTACAATTTGAATTAGCTGCTGTATTTGATCTTGCAGGTATACACGCACCAAAAAGACAATGTACAAGAGCAGAGTTTCCTTCTATTGGTACTGTTGCGTCATGAATTGGAAAGAAGCTGCACTTAATCATGCAATACAGGAAGACCCAAAAGAATGCGTTGGTCTTTTGTTAAATATTCGTGGAAAAGAAAGATATTATCCATGTCGTAATTTATCAGTTACAGCACATCAATGTTTTATTCTCGATCCAGAAGATTATGTAAAAGCTTCTAATTTAGGGGAAGTTTCTGCTGTTGTACATAGTCATCCGACAACACCTCCTATTGCTAGTCAAGCAGACATGGTTGCTTGTGAGCATAGTAAGTTACCCTGGCATATTGTTAATCCAAAAACAAAAAAATGGGGATATTATGAGCCGCAAGGTTATGAAGCACCATTATTAGGTAGGCAATGGGTATGGGGGATTACAGATTGTTGGTCATTAGTAAGAGATTATTATAAAAAAGAAAAAGGAATAGATCTTGTTGATTATGAAAGACCTATAACACCAGAAGAATTTATGAAAAAACCTTTGTTTGAACAATATGCACAAACAACAGGATTTAGAGAATTATATCCTAATGAAAAATTAGAAAGTGGTGATGTTTTATTAATGAGCATATTAGATTCAACTCTTAATCATGTTGCTATTTTCTTAGGAGATGATGTGTTACATCATTTAACCGATAGACTATCTTGTAGAGAACCATATTCACAATGGTTGTTAAAATGCACTGGCAAGAGGTATCGTTATGCTTCGTAAAATAAAATTATATGGTGAGTTAGCAGAGTTTGTAGGTCATAAAGAATTTGAAATACAAGTGGACACATTGCAAAAAGCTGTAAGTTTTCTTATTTACAATTTTGCAGGTATAGAAAAATATATGAACCCAAGATATTATCAGGTTAAAGTTGGTGACTACGCTGTTGATGAAAGTGAAATATGTCATCCTATAGGACAGGAAGATATACATTTTGTACCTGTTATTAGTGGTGCTGGTCGTGGTTTTGGAAAAATATTATTAGGTGCTGCATTAATTGCAGGTGCGTTTTTTATGCCAGTAGCATCAGGTAATGTTAGTTTATATAAAGGGCTATTTGGTGCTGCTGGATCTTTTGCAAAAGTAGGTTTTATGACAAAAGCAATGGCTGGTGTTGGTTTAATGCTTACTATGAGTGGGGTATCAGAAATGTTGTTTCCATTGCCAACTGTTCCAGATTTTGAAGATACTCAAGATCCTAGATTATCATTTAGTTTTGGAGGAACGCAGCAGACAGGCAGGGCTGGCACTCCAGTACCTTTAGTATTCGGGGAAATTTTTACTGGCTCAGTGGTAATTAGTGGTTCTGTAGATACGGAGCAGGTACAAGCATGATTGAAAAGAAACATCTTATTAGGGGTGCAAAAGGTAATGATCCACCTCCATCACCATCGCAACCGACTAGAGAACCTGATACTTTACACAGTAGACAGTTTGCTACCTTTCTTGATCTTGTATCAGAGGGAGAGATAGAAGGTTTTGCAACAGCATCTAAAGAAGGTAGAACAAAAGGCACAACAGCATATAATAACGCTGCGTTAAAAGATGTATTTCTTAATGACACACCTGTTTTAAGAGCTAGTGCAGATTCTACAAATCCACAGACAACAGATTTTAATTATCAAGATGTAAAATTCACACCACGTTTTGGTACTGGTAGTCAAACAAAAATACCTGGTATTGAAAGTAGTGTATCAACAACAAGTGTAGGTGTAGAGGTTACTGCAAGTACACCTGTTACAAGACAGATAACAAATACTAATGTTGATGCTGTAAAAGTATCTATTACATTTCCACAATTACAGAAAGCTACAGATGAGGGTGATTTATTAGGAAGCAGTGTACAGCTAAAAATATCTGTACAGTATAACTCTGGAGGTTTTACAGATTTAATTACTGATACAATAAAAGGGAGAAGTGGTGATGCATATCAAAAAGATTATCGTGTAAATATTACAGGTGCATTTCCTGTTGATATAAGAGTTAGCAGAGTAACAGCAGATAGTACGGATACTAATTTACGAGATACTTTTCAGTGGACTAGTTTTGGCGAAATAATTGATGATGCATCTACATATTTAAACAGTGCATATAGCTCAATAAGACTAGATTCTATGCAATTTAGTGCAATACCAAGACGTAAATTTAGAATTAGGGGCATAAAGGTGCGAATACCAGGTGCAGGTGCATCAAGTTCTGGTACTCCTACTGTTGATAGCACCAATGGCAGAATAATTTATCCAGATGGCTATATTTTTAACGGAGTAATGGGTGCTGCTGTATGGACTTCCTGTCCAGCAATGATATTATTAGATCTTTTAACAAATACAAGATATGGTTTTGGTGATCACATAACAGACAGTTCGTTAGATTTATTTAGTTTTGTAGCTGCTAGTAAGTTTTCCAATACTCTTGTTGATGATGGTTTTGGTGGTCAAGAACCAAGATTTAGTTGCAATGTTAATATTCAAAGTCCACAAGAAGCATTTGATTTAATTAATTCTTTGTCAGGCGTAATGAGATGTATGCCAATATGGTCTGCTGGAACAATAACAATTACGCAAGATAAACCTGCTGATCCAAGCTATTTATTTAATTTAGCAAATGTTACCCCAGAAGGTTTTAGTTACTCAGGTAGCAGTTTAAAGACAAGACACAGTGTAGTATCTGTTGCTTATTTTAATATGGATAGTCAGGAGATTGACTATGAAGTTGTAGAAGATACAACTGCAATTTCTAAATTAGGAACAGTTGTTAAACAGATAAAAGCATTTGCTTGTACATCAAGAGGACAAGCGAAAAGATTAGGCAAGGCAGTTCTATTTGCAGAACAAAATGAATCTGAGGTGGTTGCATTTTCTACGTCTATAGATTCTGGTGTTGTAGTTAGACCTGGAGCAATAATTGAGATAAATGATCCAGTTAGAGCAGGTGTTAGAAGAGGTGGTAGATTATCTGCTGTAGCTTCTACAACTGTCGTTACTGTTGATGATACAGAGGCTACAGATTTTGCAGTTAATAGTAGTGGTAATCCTGTTGGTGATGCAACATTATCTTTAATATTGCCAGATGGAACCGCAGAAAGTAGAACAATATCATCTGTATCTAATGGCGTTATAACTGTTGATACTGCATTTTCACAAACGCCTAATGTTAATACTGTTTGGATGATATCAAACGTAACTGTGCAATCACAATTATTTAGAGTAATAACAGTAGAAGAACAAGATGGTATAAATTATTCAATTACTGCTCTTTCTTATTTAGAAGGCAAATATGCATTTATAGAAGATGGTGAGTCATTACCAGCAAGAAATGTATCAAAATTAAATGAACTTACAGCACCACCTGATTCACTAAATGCAGTAGAAAAAATATTTCCTATTAATAATCAAGCTGTATCTAAAATAGTTATAAGCTGGCAGCCAATTGTAGGTGTTGTGCAATATCAAGTTAACTATAGATTTGAAGATGGCAATTTTGTAAGCGAAAAGGTATCTAGACCTGATTTTGAAATAATGAACAGTAGAAAAGGTACATATGAAATACAAGTATTTTCTTATAATGTATTAGATCAACTATCAGCAACATCCACAAATATTACTTTTGAAGCTGTTGGTAAAACAGCAGTTCCACAAGATGTAACTGGTTTATTAGTAGAAACAATATCTGATCAACTTGTAAGATTACGTTTCAATCAAGCTACTGATATTGATGTATTACATGGTGGAAATGTAGTTGTAAGGCATAGTAATTTAACAGATGGCAGTGGTACATTTACTAATTCAGTAGATTTAATACCTGCACTGCCTGGTAATGTGTCAGAAACCATGCTACCTGCAATCGATGGCGAATATATATTAAAGTTTAGAGATGATGGCGGCAGGTTAAGTGCTGGAGAAGCCTCAGTAGTTGTTACAAATCCAGATCCATTACCAAAACTTATAACATTCACTGATAGAGAAGATACAGACTCACCACCTTTTGGCGGTACAAAAGTAGATTGTTTTTTTAGTGATGATGTTAATGGTCTTGTTCTTGGTTCACTTGTAACTCTCGATGATATATCAGACTTTGATGCTATAGCAGATTTTGATTTTATAGGTGCTGTTGATATTACAGGCGGTAGTTATGATTTTGCTAATATTTTAGATCTTGGCACAGCACAACCATTAAGACTTACAAGACATTTCGTAACACAAGGTTTTTATCCTAATGACCTTATTGATAAAAGAACAGCAAATATAGATACATGGACAGATTTTGATTCTGCAACAGCATTTGATGTTAACGCAAAATTATTAGTTGCTACGACAACTGCTGCACCAGCAAATGGTTCAAGTTATCAGGATAGTGATTTTTCTGGTAAAACATTTAATACTTTTGCTAATGGTATTCATATAGGTAGAGGATTTAAATTTAGATGTGAAATGGATAGTGATGACCCTGCACAATCTATTGAAATAGATCAATTAGGATATACAGCAGAACTTGATAGAAGAACAGAACAAAAAACAAACCTTACATCTGGTACATCTAGTAGTGGTCTGAATATCACTTTTGATCATACATTTTTTACAGGATTTGCTGGTACTTCTGTTGGTGCTAATACACAGTTACCAAGTATTGGTATAACTGCTAATGATTTAGGTGCTAATGAAAGATTTGAAATAACAAATTTATCTGGTACAGGTTTTACAATAAAATTTTTAAATGCTAGCAATAGTGTTATAAGTAAAACATTTAGTTTTACAGCAGTAGGTTTTGGTCGTGGTAGTTAGTGTTAAATTAAGATATACTTAAATAAAAAATTGATTTAGGCAATGTCACAGGTCAGCACTGGTGCAAATTATGTAGTTGATAACTCAACAGGAGCCAACGTAAGAGCCGACATAAATGAAATATTTGATGCGATATTAACAATGAATAGTGGGGCATCTGAACCTGCATATAGAAAAGCATATACATTTTGGGCAGATACAAGTAATAATGTTTTAAAAATGCGTAATTCAGCAAATGATGGCTGGATTGATTTAAGAACACTTACTGGTGGTTTAACAACATCTGCTGATGCAACAATAAATTCTGTAACTGTAGGTAAAGGTGCAAACTCTGTTGCAAACAATACTGTTCTTGGTGAAAATGCTTTAGATGCTTCTGTTAGTGGAGGTGGAAACACAGCAATCGGTAAAGATACTTTAGGAGCTACAACTTCTGGAGAAAATAATACAGCTATTGGTAGACAGGCTTTGGCTGCTAATACGACAGCTTCTAATAATACTGCGGTAGGTGCTTTTACTCTTGATAGTAATACGACAGGAACAGAAAATACGGCTTTAGGCTACCTTGCTCTACAGGCAAACACAACAAATGGTGGAAATACAGCAATTGGTTTTTCTGCCTTAGATGCAAATACAACAGGGGCAAACAACACAGGAATAGGAAGAGCAGCGTTAGGTGCGAACACTACAGGAGATTCAAATACTGCCGTGGGTAAAAATGCCTTAGATGCAAACACGACAGCCAGTAATATTGTTGCTGTAGGAATAGATGCTTTAGGTCTAAATACAACTGGTGCAGAAAATACAGCTTGCGGTGGTTTTGCATTAGACGCAAACACTACAGGAGGACAAAACAGTGCTTTTGGAATAGGAGCATTAGGAGCTAACACTACTGCAAATCACAATACTGCCGTTGGTTATGTTGCTTTATTATTAAACACAACTGGAACCGAAAATACTGCTGTAGGTTCTGCTGCCTTAGATGCTAATACAACTGCAAGTAACAACACAGGAGTCGGTTTTGCTGCACTAGGATTGAACACTACAGGAGCTAACAACACAGCCGTAGGACATAGAGCATTAGACGCTAATACAACTGCAAATAACAATACAGCAGTGGGTTATGGTTCTTTAGGAGCAAACACAACTGGAACAGATAACACTGCATTAGGTGCTTACGCTTTGGATGCAAATACTACTGCAAATGCAAATACTGCTATTGGATATATTTCTTTAAGTAATAACACGACAGGAGCAAGCAACACTGCATTAGGTTCAAACGCATTGCAAGCAAACACGACAGGAGTTAATAACGTAGCTTGCGGTAAAGGTGCTTTAGCAAGTAATACCACGGCAGACAACAACACAGCTGTAGGACTAGAAGCTTTAGTATCAAACACAACTGGAACAAACAACGTAGCTTTAGGAGTTGTCGCTTTAGATGCTTGTACAACAGGCAGTTTTAATATTGGGGTTGGTGCTTATGCATTAACAGAATGTACAACTGCATCTGACAACACTGCTGTTGGTCAACAAGCATTACAAGCAGTTACAACTGGAGATAATAATACAGCACTAGGATATGCTGCTGGATTAGGTATTACTACTGGTGCGAATAATACTTGTATTGGTCTCAACGCAGGAAGAAGCTCCTCACCATCTGGTAATATAACAACTGGAAGCAATCAAATTTGTTTAGGGAATAATACTGTTACTGATTTATTCTGCAAAGTTTCTACAATACAAACTTCTGATTTAAGAGATAAAACAGATATAACTGACTTTAAACATGGTCTTTCATGGATTAAAAAATTAAGACCAATTACTTATAGATGGGACATGAGATCGAATTATGAAAATGCTATACCTGATGGCAGTAAAAAGGAAAAGAAATTACACCTTGGATTTATTGCACAAGAAGAGTTAGAAATAGAAAAAGAGCATGGTTTTGCAAATAATAGAAACGATATGCTTCTTGTTAATGAAAATAATGACGGTAATTATGGTATGCACTATGATCGACTTGTACCAATACTTGTAAATGCTATAAAAGAATTATCAGCAAAAGTCACAGCCCTGGAAGCAGGGTAAACTAAAAGTAACCTAATTTTTTTATTATGGAAGAAAAAACTGCAGATGAAATTGCAGCAATCTTTTCTGCTGCTGGCGATAGCGTAACTGTTATCGGTACTGCTCAAGAATCAAACGAAACTGATGCTGATTTTAAAGACAAAATTAAACGTAATGTAGAGCATCTTGAAATTATTAAGGACTACAAAAAACTTGATGAGACAACTTCTATTTGGACATCTGAAGATTTTACAGCCATAGATGCTGCTATTACTGCTGGCAAAAAACTTTACTAAATTATGAATTTACAAGAAAGATTACAACAGCTTGCTGTTGAAAGGCAAAATCTTACTATTGCCTTGCATGAAGTTAACGGTGCGATGAAGATTCTTGAACAGCAGATTCTTGAGATTCAAGAGACATCCGTAGCAAGCCAGCCATCAGATACAGAGGCATCAACCCCACAAGAAGAAGTAGTACCATCAGAGTAAGTGGTGCTACCATTTTATTAATTACTTCTTTCCACATAATGCTTACTCGTATAACTCAGGCTGCTTCTATCCTCTCACTATTGTTATCAACGTCAATGCTTGGGGGTGGATATTTTGCATATAGATATTTTTCTTCGCCACAGTTTAAAACAAAAGTTATGAATGAAGTTATGCAAGAAGTACAAAAAATATTACCAGGACAGATAGATAAAAAACTACCATCTGTTACTGGTAAGTCTTTGCCTATTTAATGGAAATACCTGAGATACATATACCAGAAATATATGTACCTGATATACCAGAACCATATAGTAAATATTATATAAATATTGCAAAGCCACCAGATATTGATGTACCTGGTTGTACCTATCAACATCGTGATATAAAAAATACTGGTAATCGTAATTTGTTATTGGAAGATCCAAATGGTGTATTTACAACGTGTGATTTTCCGTTCCCTAGTTTTGTACCTCTTGACTATACACC